GCCACTAGGGTTAGTAGCAATCGTTGGATATGTTCTGAATATAGTTAGTTCGTTAGAAGATTCATCAGAAGCTAATACTAGATTATTTTCTACGTCTATGATTTGAGCTTCTACATCATACACACCTGGGTACAAAGGGTTATCAAAATGCAGTTTCCACACATTAGGAGTTTTAGATTCGTCTAGACCTAAGTTGCCATCAAATAGTTTATATCTATTATAGTTAACAATAACATTGATTGTTTGTGTTTTTACTGTATTACCTACAGTTTTTATTCGTTCGAACTCTACTGTTCCTGTGATGGTAGGTGTCGTATTAGAAGTTCCTAATTTATTTACAGTAATTTTAAGCATTATTTCGTTTCTCCAGAACCTGGAGAATTTGGTGCAGCGTCACTTTTCTGTTGAATATGAGGTAAAGTTCCGAACACACAAGGAACTTGACCTCCATCACCATCCATGAAAAATCCTAAGACCTTAGAATTTTCTACGATACCAGTAGGAGAATGACCAACACCACTGATAGAAGCTGAAGTCGTCGGAGTCATAACATAACACCAAGGTAAATCTTTCGTGGGAAGCACACCCTTATCTTCGGTGTGATGACCCTTGATACGCACCTTGATGCGACCCAGTTTCAGCTCGTCTTTTTGTCCAGAGAACTGACCTGTTCCGCGATCTTCTACAGTCCCAATCCACCACTTGAGTCCATCTTGACCCATTACTGTGCCAAATTCAGCCATTATGCAATTCCTCCAGTTCCACTAGGAGCAGATTTGCTATGCGAATCGCTCTTGCATTCTAATATACATTCATACTTAAAATCTTTATCATCACGATAAAGAACATGTCTAACTGAAGTAAGTAGAAAATCTCCAGAGCGCTTATCCAAAGAATTTTCTTCTTGATTCGCAGGAATACTTAGCTTGAGTTTGATACCTGGTTTATATTTGATATCGCCAGGAACTCTTAAGTTCATAACCAGATTATCCAACTGAACAGCAGCAGATGAGTTAGCGCCATGTTCTTGTATAGTTCTTTTTGTTTCTGCGATCTTTGGATCACGCGCATCACGAGTCTTGCTCTTAGTAGCTCCTGGCGCAATAACGAAATTGAATCTTTCTCCACGAGCACTTTGTTGTGGATTAGTGATAGTATTTTTACCAGTATGAGTTGTATCACCAGCACCGCTGCGCTTAGAACCACCAGCTATCTTACCTGTCGTAGGATCGTAGTAATACCAGTGATCTGAGTCTGCGCCGTTGAAACTTGAGTCGATGTTATCAAGATCGTTTTTCTGATCAAACGCTATTATTTTTTTTGCTGGATCACCACCAGCAGAACCAATATTCTGAGAAGAGTAGGATAGTTCTGCAGCAACAGAACCCTGAAGCATCTTATCAATCGTGCGGAAATGATATCCATCGCGGTCTTGATAGTACACATAGTTTGATGCTTTAGCTTCTGCCGATTTTCCTTCTTTGCCTGCCCAACGAATAGCAGTTACAGGTGAGCGACCAGTTCCAAAGTAATTTTGCTTGCCTTCAGTTTCTTCATTAGTGACAAGATCTTTCTTAAGAGTATTAGAACCTTTTGTATACTCGTCATGAAAATCTTTAGCCATTTCAGAAACTTTCTTTTCTTTATAGGCTTTAACGATTTCTTTTTGATTCTGTTCGATGAATTCTTGCGGAACACAAGTGATTCTATACATATCTTGATTTTCTTTCGCGCGAGCGCGATCACTAAGACTACCGACTTTGAAATTCATACGGATCGAAGAACCTGATCTTGCGCCAAACGAAAACGAAACGTCTTCGCCACCTTTAAGACCTGCACTCTGATAAAATCCAGCGGCATCATTTAATGTTATGTTTGCTGAAGCTGTTGACGCATAGATACTCTCAAAATATTCTAATGTGAATAATAAATTGCGAACATCTGTACCTGCTATTGAACATCCATTTAATACGCCACCCCCTACATCACTGCTCATCTTACGAATACACCTTCTTCAAAAATATATGGATGTTGTTCTTTGATTAGTTGCGTATAATGTAGATCAATTAGATAAATATGACGACGTTCTTCGTTCAAATTACTTTCATATTGATAAATGCTGACTGATCTACGTTGAGAATCTATCAGGGTAAGATACGTCGTATAATCTACAATTAATGTTCTTTCTTCTATTATTCTTTGCTGACCTTGATCTGTGATTACTCGTTTTTCTTGAATTATTTTTTCATAATGATGAACTGTTTGATTTATATACGAAAGAGTATCTAGATCACTATTGCTTCTACCATAACCTCTATATTTTTGTAGCATCATCAGATTAAATTGTTCGTATGATAATGGCCATTCATAATATGGATCATGTACTTCATTAGTTAATAATACAAGCCAATCTAATGTGCTGTCGTCATAGTAACCATCGGCTATAACATCTGGACGTTCACCGTCTTGGACAGTGTATTCATCAAAGGTCACCTTATTGTTACGAATGAAATTAGCAACAGAAAAACGACGAGTGATATCTGTCGCAGGAATGCTCCTATTCGTTCCAGGAATACGATATGAAATTGTAGGATATGGTCTAAACAAAAAAGCCATCTATGGTCCTTTTAACTACCTGTATCAAACGTAGGTGTTTCAGCTCCAGTACCCAATATACCATTAAATTTACCATCTGGACGTAATTCGTTTTGTCCTATTGCCGTAAGAGGCGTAATAGGTGCTGGAGCAGGTGCTTGGGTTTTTAGTGTCCCCATTAGGGATTGTTTTGTAACGATTTCTGTTTCCATAAACGTCAATGATAATTCCACTTCTGCGGGAGCAGGAGTTCCGCCGCCATTTGCGTCGCGAATATACGCAGGATATCCTTGACTATGATAATTTACCTTGATATCTTTACAAACAGAAGGTTGAAGATTGAACAGATATTCTGGATGTCTGAATTTAATTTCAAAATATTCTGGATACTTAAAAAACAATCCACCAGCAACATATTCTGGATGTGAATAGTAGGTGAACATCTCAATTATTTTGCGAATGTTGTTAGATTCTTCACGATTCTTAGGAGAAAATTTCCAAGAAAATTGATGCTCGCGAAATCCTACGCCTGTGAACAGAACAATCTTATGCTGATTAAGAGCTACACCACCAGCGACTTTGAGCAGAGCACCAGCAACTCCTGGTCCTCCACCAGGTATTTTAGCAGCCATTGCATCTATTTGATTTGTTATTGCAGCAACACCACCCCCAGCGATAGCGCCTCCAACAATTCCAGCCAGACTGTTTCCTGCTGCGGCTTTCATACCCATACTATCATTACCATAGATAGCTTGGTCTGAAGGCTTGAGAGCCATTCCAGCCGCAGGACCTAAATCTGGAGTAGAGTATTCTGGATTATAATCGGTAGACAAATTGGAAGGCATAGGAAGACAAATAGCCCCACCTAGAACTGTTTGTCCATAACCACCGATTTGAAGTAAAGAAGAAATATCGCCTTCTGCTCTTCCTGTTGTACGTTTTGCGGTGAACTGTATATAGTGATCGTTTTCAAATAGCTCGTTAGGAAATTTTATAGATTCGCTATCGTATTGTGGCGCTCTTGCGATATTACCTATGATACCAGAACTAAGGCCACCAACAAAACTACCTATAGCGAATCCTACACCTGTACCAACAGCCGCACCAGCACCGATTCTTAAGTTTCTGACTATTTTAGCTCCATTAACAGGCATCTACTATTCTCCCTTACAGTTATCTATTTATATCAAATATATAGATCATGGCTACTTACAAAGGGCGCTTTCAGCCCAAACATCCGCAGAAATATAAAGGTGATCCTACGAAAATCGTTTATCGTTCGTCGTGGGAGCTTCGCTTTATGAAGTATCTCGATGAGAATTCAAACATTATCCAGTGGGCATCTGAAGAACTTGCTATCCCATATAAGTCTCCTCTGGATGGACGATGGCATCGCTATTTCCCCGACTTCCTCATACGCATGCGCGATAAAAACGGGAACGTAGTCGTCAAGATGATTGAGATTAAGCCTCGCTCTCAAGCAGTTCCGCCTACTCCTAGGAACAAAGGTTCTAAACCAACTAAGAAGTATTTGCAAGAAGTCGCGACTTTTGGAATAAATAGTGCTAAGTGGCACGCTGCTAAAGATTACTGCGAAGACCGTAAATGGGAATTCGTTGTGCTGACGGAAAAGGAACTTGGTATCTAATGGTCGCTTACATATTCGATAGTATGCTAACGAAAGCAGCTTCGCAGGGGATTACTCCATCAACTAAACGCGAAGCTCGAGCTTGGTTTCGTAATCAAGCGAAAACTCTTACCGTCAGTCCTAATCGTCTTATTCGCAGCAACGCGCAAAGACTGACTGATAAACCTATGCTTGGTCGTATGTATTTGTTTCAGTACGATCCTAAAGGTAAGAAAACTCTACCTTACTACGATAGATTTCCTCTGATATTTCCTATCGCGTCTACTAGAACTGGTGGATTTGCAGCTAGTGGTGGATCGTTCCTTGGGATCAATCTACATTATCTACCGCTACCGCTACGAGCACGACTTATGGACGCATTGTATGCTGCTGCATCAACAAAACAACTAGATGAAACTACTCGATTAAAAATTTCATACAACATACTTCAGCAAGCGAGTAAGTATCGTTTCTTTAAACCTTGCATCAAGCGATATCTAATTTCGCATGTCAAGTCACGTTTTTTCTACATCGAGCCTACTGAATGGGAAATGGCTTTATTCTTACCGATTGATAGATTTGTAGGCGCTAATAAATCACGCATTTATCGCGATAGTCGCGACAGGATCTAACAATGGCATTTAATGTTTCAGAATTTAACGCAGATATTGCCAAAAGCAGTATCGCATATACTTCACATTTCGAAGGTTGGATCATAGGAGGTCCGGGATCTTTTAATCCTAGATCTGGTATCCAAGCAAATGTACTTCGAAATTCTGGTTTAGCTAATGGTATGCGTTTTCGCATAGAATCTGTTAATATGCCAGGTCGAACGCTAACGACATTAGACCAGAATTATCATGGTCCTGTGCGTTCAATCCCTTATCGATATACGCAACAACCAGTAACGATGACTGTCATACTTTCGAAAGACATGCGCGAGCGCGAAGTGTTTATGCGTTGGCAAGATTTTTTTGTGGGAAATGCTCGTAACAATATTGGAAACGCTTCTATAACTGCTCCATTTGACACACGCTATTATCATGATGGCATAGGAACTATTAAAATTTTGCAAATGTCTTATGCTGACGGACCAAACAGTCAGAACGAAATGGAAATTCAAACTGAAGTTACATTAGTTGAAGCGTATCCTATTTCTGTTAACGATATCGGTATGTCATGGGGTGATGACGGATATGCTAAATTGCAAGTAGAAATCAAATATCGCTACTCTATCGAAAACAATAGAAAATGGAATTCTGCAGCTGCTAGTTTGCGTGAAAAATCAGCAAAGAGCGTTACCAATTTCTTTAAAGATAATCCAGGAGCTGGAAACATATAACATTGAGGTGAATTTATGGCATTACCGAAACTGGCTACTCCACAATTTGCATTAGAAATACCTTCTAACGGAAAACGAGTACTCTTTAGACCATTTGTAGTTAAGGAAGAAAAAGCATTGTTGATGGCTGCTTCAGCCGAAGACCAGAACTCTATGATTGACGCAGTTAAGAATGTTATCGCGGCTTGTGTTATCGACGAATCTGTTAATGTCGATAAGCTCCCATATTTCGATTTGGAATATATCTTTTTGAACATTCGCGCTAAATCTATTGGTGAAATCGTTAAGATGGAATATCGTCACACAGGTGGCGTAAACTATCAAGGCATCGCATGTGAAACAGTTACTCCTGTAGAAATTAATCTTGAGAAAGTGAAAGTCGAAAAGAGCGCTGACCACACAAATAAAATCAACTTGGATGGTAATCTTGGTATGGAACTTAGATATCCAACTATCAATGATATCAAGCAAATTACACAAGGCGATGATGAAATCGAAATGCTTGCTAAGTGTATCATTTCTGTTTACGATAATGAAAACGTGTACGAACCCGATAATCTAGCAGACTCTGTTCAGTTTATCGAATCTTTGAATAGCGTTCAGTTTGCAAAAGTTATGCAATTCATTGAGACTATCCCAAAGCTAAAACATTCGTTTAGTTATAAGTGTCGCGGTTGTGGGCAAGAAGATACCGTAGTGTTGGAGGGTCTATCCGATTTTTTTTAATGGTCCTCTCTCACAATACGCTTGCGAATTACTATCAAACCAACTTTTCGCTTATGCAACACCACAAATATTCTTTAAGTGATATTGATGGAATGATACCCTGGGAGAGGGATATTTACGTTAGAATGCTACTAGAATACCTTGAGAAACTAAAAGCAGAACAAGAACAACGAGGGTAATAAATGGCTAAAAAGCCAGGACCAGTAGCAGGCAGTTTAGGGAACACTGATTACTATTACAACAGCGAGGGTGTTGTTGTAGACGAAGCTGGCGTTCCTGCGTCAGCTCGTATTTCTGCTATGTTTGGTCCTCCTCCTGTTGTAGAACATGTTGCGAAAACTCGAACAATCAAAAAGCTAAAAAAGAACAACGCACAACTCGCGGGTGTTTTTAGTGATACGAAGTATTTCTACACGCCAGATGGTACAGTTGTTGATGAAAATGGCGCACCTGCTCCTGAAAAGTTTGCGAAAATGTTTCCACCTCACGAGAAACGTGAGGCGATTGCTGCAGCTATGCCTGTTGCTCCTGGTAAAAAACGATTTGTTGCACAATCTTCTGGTATTCCCAGTAAGGTTGTCAAAGAGTTCAACAAGAACGTTTCGATAACAACTAATCTTATTAATGACAATCAGAAGATTTATCAAACATATCCTAAACTATTCGAACAGATGGGTGATGTTGTTACTAAGATGACAGAGCAGAACGAAATCGTAATTCGTTCTATGATAGAAAACAATCAGATGTTTCAAGATAAAGTTTTAGAAACTCTGACAGGAGTTAAAGCTCCTACTCAAGCTGGCGGAGCAACTGGCCCAAGCTTATCAAATAAAACTAGTCGTAAAGCTAGACGTGCTGGTCGTACAACAGCTGTGCTTGCTCGCGCGAAAAGAATACGAGCAGCAAGCACGGCTCGCAAAACTAAGATTGGAATAGGTGTAGGATTAGTTTCCGGTGTTGTTGCTGGTCTAGTGTCTAGCAGTAGTCCTGCTCCTTCTCCACCTTCAGGTGGTCCTGGTGGAGGTCCTGGTGGAGAAACACCTCCTGGAGGAATGTGGCCCAATACGCCAGCATCTGGTAGCAATAAACAAATTCTTGAAACTATTAAGAAACGCGAATCGGGCGGCAACTATAACGCACAAGCAAAAGGATCTAGTGCTTCAGGTGCATATCAGTTTATTGATAGCACATGGCGTTCACGTGCGCAAGCTGCTGGGGTTGATATTCGTCAATATCCAAGAGCAGTAAATGCGCCTCCTGATGTTCAAGATAAAGTAGCCGACGTTTACATATCCGAAATTCTTAGTAAAAATAATAACGACGTTTCGAAAATTCCTCTTGTTTGGTATACAGGTAATGCTGCTGGTAAAATGTCAGCGAGTGCCTTAGCAGTCAACAGGGGACTAACACCACAGGCTTATCAAGCTTCGTGGATGAAAACATATCAGCAGATGGGTGGTAGTATGGCAACAACTGCTGCTTCTACTCCATCTGCTCCCCCTCCTGCTCCCGCGTCAGCTCCTACAAGTGGTCCAGCAACTACAACGACTACTACTCCAGCGAGTACTGGTGCTCCAACAAGAACAACTCCTTCTGCTACACCTGAAGAAGCTGCTCAATATGAAGCAAACAAAAAAGAACTCACAGCACTAGTCGCATTACAGAAACAAAAAGGCAGAGAACTAGGACCAGAAAAGGAAGCTAGAAAAAAAGAACTAGAAGCACAAATGTTTGCTTTTAGACAAAAGATCAGCATTCGTCCTATGCAAGAAGCTGGAACTGTTCGTCCATTAGATACTACAGGAATGCCTTCTCAAGAAAAGATTCAGCAAGATCTTGCTCGTTTAGGTAATACAGATCTTCAGCGATTTAACACCAAAGATTCATCTCATGTTGCTGGATTGCAAGGAGATTTTGCAAGCAGACTAGGACAATTCTTATCTGCAGCAGAACAAGCCGGAACTCCTATCAAGATTATGTCTGGATATCGTAGTCCAGAACGTCAGGCGCAACTATTCCAAGCTGCTGTTGCTAAGTATGGAAGCGAAGCAGCTGCTAGAAAATGGGTTGCTCCTCCTGGTCGTTCTAATCATAAT